TATTGACCGCTGGTATTTGAGCGAATGAATGTTGAGAATTACGATTACCAATAGACATTAAAGATCTCCCTTAAGATGTTGTTGAAGCTTTTTAAATTTCGCCTCGGTTATTTTAGAACGAATCTTATGTTTCGTGATAGCCAAAGGCTTTCCTTGATCAAGGCGATGATGGTTATTTAACCATTCCATATTTTTTTCGTGTTTCTCCTTTTCTTCTGCCGCAGCAATATGCGGTAGCTTGATTTCTGTTACATAAGTTTGCCAGTGATCTGGCTCATTTTCTCTTAGCCATTTTTCGTAATACCGAGGAATTGGAACTTTAGCTCCGCTATCAAGAACCACGTATCCGTAATTGAAAACATCTCGCCAATGTTTTTCCAAAAATTTTTTTTCCGATAGCATAGGTCGTAGAGCACCTGGCGATTGGATGATAGTCGTGATCTTGGTCACGACCATGAATAAGTTTTTTTGCAGCATAACGGCAAACATAGCCAGCGGATTTAAAATCGACCTGTCCGATTTCATTTGGTTTCTGTTCTGGGTCATTTTTGCCCCAGAGCTTATCAAGGACCTGAGAGCTATAAAGTTGGTCGCCGTTTTCGTTTTTGTAAAGAGGGACTAAGTCGGATGGTCTCCATCCGAAGATGAGTGCGTGCCAGTGAGGGCGTTTGTTTTGATCGCCATATTCCCCGGTCACTTTGTAACCGATTTCTTGATTGGGAAAGGCGAACCTGAGCCTCCACATGAATTTCTGAAAGTCGGAGTATTGTAGCCTTGGACATGTGAGATGTTCCTCCGAATAGGTGAGGGTTATAAAACTGTTAGATTCATGCATTTTGGCTTCGTGAACGCAACGCACTGCATCGGAAGAGGCTTTTTCAAGCCGACATTCGATACATTTACCACATGGAAGTTGAAAAAGACGGTCTTTTCCGTTATAATTTTTTTGCCGCCAGTTAAGGGGCTGACCTTCAGCTGCCTGGCTGACGGTACGGGGTTTCGTACATCGCACTGTATGGGACCCTTTTTCTATTTGGGGGCATTTGAACGATCACACGGGCCCCCAAACCCCCGCAAATCGTCTATAACGCCCGCCTATAGGCGGGCGCATTAACCATTATAACCTAATACCACCACGCATCAAGCGAGGGTTTTTCATATTAAGTTTGTGGGTTCCTGAGTTTCTTCGAAAAGCTCGTTTTGAGGTCTTTTTAGAGAGTTTTTTGCGTCGCACAAGTGCTCCTTTTGCTTGATTCGTTTTTAACGATATCAAGCAGTGGGCCTATATACAACAAGAGATTGATATAGGCCCACAAATTTTTGTTCACTACGCTTGCGCTGCGTCACGATCTGGTATGACGCGTGCGCTTTCAGCGACGCTTAACCCAGATCTTTTTTCCAGAACGGTAATCGCTTTTTGAATGTGTTCTGGTGTGATGAGTGATGAGAAGGTTCCTTTGACATCGTCAAATTCACCTAAGTAATAAAGATCGTAGTCGTTTGGATACGCATGAATATTGGTTTGAGGGTCATTTGTGACCCTGTGAAAGTTTCTTTCGGCTTCGCCGTGAGTGAGTGAGTAAAAGGGAGGATTGAAGATTTTCCCTTTTGAGTCGTAGACTGAATACACTTTTTTAATCATTTTTTTTCTCCTTCGAATGAACCAAACTAACAGTTTGGATTGACTGTGGTTTATAAACATTTTTTTGAGCTACCTGTAAAAGTTGAAAGACTTCATCCTGAGACATCCCTTTTACTGACATTCTTATATTAATTCCATTAACAGTAATTATTAATTTTTTTACATTTCTCATTTTTACTCCTTTTTTCTTGAAATGTTTTTTTCCCCTATTTAGGAGAAAAAAACAAGTTATTTCTTTTTATTTGTTATTTATTTTATTATTTGTTATTAGGGAACTAGCTGCGCTGTTCCCTAACACCCTCCATGCTAGAGCACGGACTTCGTCCTGTGCCTAAGATAGAGTATTTGAGAGGGTTTGGAGTTAGAGTGTTAATTAGAGTTTTAGTTTTTGTAAGTTTAGTTTTGTTTATTTGTTTTTGTTTGTTTAGATTTAGTTTTGTTTGTGTGAGTTAGAATTTATTGTTAGAGAGTAGGGGGGGATCGCCCCCCTTTCCGACTGATAGAGTACTATCCGTCGGTTTTTTTTAGTGTTTTTAGTTGAGTTTTTTTCAAGTCGACAAGCTCCTTGATTCCGTCTGCGACGGGGTTTGGTTCAACCTTAGGTTTCACACGAAGACCAAGTTTATAAGAGTCTTCAAGATTTTCCTTATCGTTAAGATAGTCGAGAAGATTTTGAGGATTATTTTGGAATTTGGTTCGGATATTCGACGGAAGCGACATAAAAGTGTCGTTTGCGTCGATAACCGTTTGCATTGCCTGTTCATAAGACGGAGATGCTGAAAAGTCACCATAGGTTCCTTTTCGTTGATTAAATTGTACATTCTCTCCTTTCATTATTTTTTTAAGAATGAGATTGACGTCGCAATCATCCTTGAATTGCTGCTGAGTCATAGAGGGTTCATTATTAATATTAGAAACCCTAAGAGTACCATTAGAACGTTTTTCGATTTTAAGATTTGGATTCATTTTTATTCTCCTATTTGTTTCCCCAATTATCAGCAGGCTGCATTGCCTTATCAGTGCCATTAATTGGTATTGATTTTTGTTGATTAAACAATCCGCCTAGCGGATTGAGAAGGGATTTGGCAGAATTGCCAACCCCCAGGGCTTCGCCAGTTCTTTTTATTATGTTGCCGTATTTAAGATCGTATTGAGCGTTACTCTTAGTTGAATCGGCAACAGCTTTAATTGCATCTTTTTGAGATTGAAGGACATCCGTATCAAGACCAACTTTCTTTGCAGTCGCATTATCCCGAGACGCTGCAGCTGCAGCTGCGAGAGCTTGAGCCCCTTTAACATTAACGTCAGCATTAGTGCCACGCATATCATTAGCGAGTTTCATGCTGTCAACAGCTGAACTAACACCTTGACCAAGAGAGTTAGCTACAGGAGCCTGGCTGATCTGAGGAGTCCCAGCTGCTGAGCCTGAC